CCCAGGTACGCAGCGCATCCACGATATGGGGGTCCAACGGCAAACCCACTGGGGTGCTGATGCTCGACAGCGTGCTCAAGCCAGAACAGCGCAAAGCCCTGCTGGAGCGTTTTGCCGGCATGGCAGTGGGCAACGCCTCGCGCCTGTACCTGCTGGAGGCACAGATGAAATACCAGCAGATCAGCATCTCCCCGGAGCAGCAGCAGCTGTTGGAGTCGCGCCGGCTGACGGTAGAGCAGTTTTGTCGGTGGTACGACGTGCCGCCGGTGCTTGTGCACCACAGCAACGTCACGACCTGGGGCAGTGGCATCGAGCAGATCCTCGACGGATTCCACAAATTCACCATCCGCCCACTGGCAGTTTCCATTGAGCAGGCCCTTCGCAAGCGCGTGCTGACACCCGCACAGCGGGCCGCCATGGCTGCAGAGTTTTCGATGGATGCTCTGCTGCGCGGTTCACTAAAAGACCGCATGGAGATCTACTCAAAGGCCACGCAAAACGGCATCTACAGCCGCAACGAGTGCCGCCAGCTCGAAAACATGCCGCGCGATCTGTCACCGTTGGCCGATGCTCTGACCGTCCAAACCAACCTCGTGCCCATTGATAAGGTGGGCGCTCAATCCTCTCAAGGAGCTGCCAATGCTGCTGCGCAAACACCTGTTGCTCAGTGATGTGTCACTCAAGCTGGCCAGTGATGGCGCCGGTACGTTTGAGGGATATGCCTCAGTGTTTGGGGGTGTCGACTCTTATGGCGACACCATCATCAAAGGCGCGTTTGAATCTACGTTGCGCACCAACGGCTTGCCGAAAATGTTTTTCCAGCATGACTGGGGCATGCCTATTGGCAAGTGGACCAGCGCCGAAGAGGATGACAAGGGCCTGTACGTCAAGGGCGAGTTGACTCCGGGGCTGGCCCTGGCCGGCGACGTGCACGCCGCCCTCAAACATGGCACGCTCGATGGGCTGAGCATCGGAGGCTACGTCAAGCAAGGCGACTACGACACGACTGAAACCGGCCGCGTCATCCGCAAATGGAGCCGCCTTGTCGAGGTGTCACCCGTGGTATTCCCGGCAGACCCTGCAGCCAAAATTGACAGCGAAACTGTCAAGGGCGCCGAATTCCTGGAGGCTATCCAGGCCGTCGAATCCATCCGAGATCTTGAGAGCCTGTTGCGGGATGCAGCCGGCCTCAGCAAAGGGGCCGCCACTGCGCTGGTGGCCCGCGCCAAGGCCATCTTGGCACCGCAGGGGGAGCCTGACGGTGCCGCAGAGGCCAAGGTGATGCAGTCACTGGCAGAGCGCCTACAGCGCCTGGCAGCCTGAGCGCTTGTCCCGCAACCAGCATGCCGCCTCCGGGCGGCTTTTTTGTCCCTGACTCTAGAAAGGTCACCATGTTTGACTCGTTCCGCAAGTTTTCTCCGCTGCAGCTGGCCGTCTGGGCTGTGCTGTCTATCACCACCTTAGGCTTGGCCTTGTTCGGCCATCCTGACCACGGCCTGGTGCTGGCCACCGGTGCCGGCGCCGTTGATGCCGTGCTAAAAGCGGTGGAGTCCATTGAGGCCAAGCTCAAGGCCATGGACGACAAGGCCGCCGGGGAGCTCAAAACCCTGGGCGAGGTCTCACGCGACACCAAAAATGCCCTTGAAAAACTGGGTACTGACCAGTTGGCGATGGCTGAGCGCCTGATGTCTCTGGAGCAAAAGGGCCTGCTGCGCGGGGGCGAGGGGTCGGAGGGCGCCAAGGGAGACGATTCCATCGGACAGCAGTTCATCAAGTCCGATGGGCTGGACAGCTTTTTGCGCTCCGGCATGCGCGGACGCTTCGGTGTCGAGGTCAAAAACACTGTCACCAACACGGTGGCCAACACCTTCAGCGATCGCAAGCCCGCCATCGTCGGCGGCGCCTTCCGCACGCTGACGCTGGAGGCGCTGCTCAACTCGCTGCCCACCTCCGCCAATGCCGTGGACTACGTGCGCGAAAACGTGTTCACCAACGCGGCGGCAGAAACCGCCGAAGGTGCTGCCAAGCCCGAGAGCTCCATCACCACCTCGCTGATCACCGAGCCGGTGGCCACCATCGCCCACTGGCTCAAGATCAGCAAACAGCTGGCGGCCGACAATGCGGCCCTGGCTGCCTACATCAACACCCGGCTGATCTACGGCGTCAACCTGCGGGTTGAAAACCAGATCATCAGCGGCAACGGCACGGCGCCCAACATGTCAGGCTTTGCCAAGTCTGGCAATTTCACGGCCCACGGCTACACCGCCGCCAGCATCTCGGCACTGGGCCTGGCCGCGAACCGATTTGACCTGATCGGCAAAATGATTGGCGACAGCCAAGCTGGTGACTTCCCGGCCGACGCCATCATCGTCAACCCCACTGACTGGTGGACCATGCGGCTGTCCAAGGACAGCCAGGGCCGCTATCTGCTGGGCGATCCGGGCTCGTCGGTGGCGCCGTCGTTGTTTGGCCTGCCGGTGGTCTCGTCCAACGCCATGACGGCGGATACCGTCATCGTCGCAGCGCTGGCCCAGGCCGCCACGTTCTACAACCGCGAGGGCGTAGTGGTCGAGATGTCCGACAGCGACTCTGACAATTTCACGAAAAACCTCATCACCGTGCGCGCTGAGCGCCGCTGCATGTTGGCCGTGGAGCGCCCGGCCGCAGTCCGCTACGGCGACCTGACGCCGGCCTAAGCATCGCCTCGCGATGCTCCTGACCCTGCTGCGGCCCAGGCCGCGGCAGGGCTCTCCACGCTGCGCGCCCTGGCGCACCAAGAGATCCCTATGCAAGTCGAGATCAAGTTTGTCAAGCCGTGCTGGAGCGCCGCATTCGGCGCGTTTGAGACCGATGATGTCCTGCGCTGCGGTGCCGCCGTTGCGGCCCACTTTGTCGATGCCGCCCAGGCCGCCGTCTACGTTGGCCAGGCGGCCGTGCAGGTGATAGATGCCGTGGTGCAGGCCCCCGAAGAAACGGCCGCACCGGTCATCACCCGTCGCAGACGTCTGCGCGCCGATGTCGCGCCAGTGGCGCAAGACGATGCCACAGCTGGTTCCACAGCTCAGTCGTCTGACCCTCCCGAGCAAGCCGACCTACTGGCCGCTGCTGATGGCTCATCAACTGAGCCTGCTGAAACTGCCGATCAGCCTGTGCAGGAGTAACGCCCGTGGCCATCTGCACTGCCGATGAAGTCAGAGCCTCGGCCCGCGTTGATGGGGCTGAGTTTGACTCCATCATTGCCATTGCCATCACCGCCGCTCAATCCATGGTTGAGCACGAGTGCGGGGTGGTTGCCGGCGCCTTTGACGCCGCCCCCAACGCCGGGGCCAAGCAGTGCGCCATTGGCATCTGCGTAAAGCTCATCGACAACCCCACTGCCGGCCAAGAGGATTTCCGCGCGCTGCTCGGATCAGCCCTGCTTGACGCCGCCAGAACCTGGGCCTGACCCCATCTGTTGAGACAAGGACACCACCATGACCATCCAATTCCTACGCGCCTGGAACGGCTACGAGCAGTCGCAAGTTGTCAGCACGCTGCCGGGCGCCGAAGAGGCCCGCCTGATTGGCCTTGGCCTGGCGCGCTCGTACACCACCGGTATGGATGGCGAGTCCTACAACCTGGTGGTGGTTGGCCCGGATGGGATTTTGAGGGATAGCGAAACTCAAGCCCCGGTGTCAGGGGGTGGTAATCCATCAATCCTGGCCTACCCGTATCCGCGCATCGCCGGCCACTATGGGGACTCGCTGACGGCTGATACGGGTGCAACGCTCCCATTCGGCTACGTCAAGCTACTGCAGGATGTGGCCGGCTCGCAGAACATTTTGGCCACGTCGATCAAGGCCGGCGTGGGTGGCGAAAAAATGGACCAGATCGTCGCTCGAATGCTGGCCGGGATTGCCGCTTACGACATCGGATTTTTGTGGGGCGGTACGAATGATGCGCTGTCTGCATACCCGTTGGAGCGAACCACCCAAGCAATTAAGCGGGCTGCTTTGGCGCACCGGGCCGCCGGAAAGCCGCTGGTGTGCATAACGCCAGCCAGTACCTACGGCGCAACATTTGGCGTTGTCTCCTACACATCAAAAATGAGGGCGATCCGAGATTGGATCGTCGCCAATGCCCCGGCGCTTGGAATGATCCTTGTGGATCTGTGGCCGACGATGGTGGACCCATCAGACAACACGCTGCGCCCGCAGTTTCAAAGTGGCGACGGCGTGCATGAGAACTCGGAATCGTACCTGGAGGTGGTACGACTGTGCACTGTCGCCCTCACTGCTGCGGGGTACCTGGGGGTCAACTACGTCAGGGATGCGGCGGCATCGAACCTCTGCAGTAACCCTGGAAACGCCGGCACGGGAGCGCTGCCGACTGGGGCCACACAGGCCAGCCAGTCTGGCACAGCATCGACATGGACCAGGTCGCTCGTAGCCGACACCACGGGCGCGCTGGTGGCGGGCTCGCAATGGCACGTGATCGATGCGGACGCCACCAGCGGGGCCGGTAACCTGCAGATTGCCTATGCCGGGGCACTGATCAACAGCACACAAGTGATGGCGGCCAACGCCAAGATTTTCATTGAAGATGTGAACGGCACGACGCTTGCGCAGATGAGGGCAAATAGCGGGTACATCGATTACGGCGTGAGCCTGAGCAACATCATTCAGGGCGGGCAATTTCTTGGCGGCGTATCTGTCAACCGCAACGCAGAGCAGTCGTACAGATTCACCGCCGCATCGTCATCGACGCACAGGCCGCACCTGATCATCAATCTTGCTTCCGGCCAGCGCGTGCGGGTATGGATCGGCGATGTCGGGTTTTTCAACCTGTCCGCATCCGGCCTGCTCTGATCCCATCCCCTGCCGGTGGGGATTGAAATAACCCCACCCAAACCGCCACGTAAAACCAGAGGACGCACCAGTGCCCAAGAAGCTCACATCCGCAGATCTACGGCATCGCATCACCCTGCAGCGGCCCATCACCACCGCCAACGGGCTGGGTGAGTCCATCAGCGCCTGGCAAGACGTGGTCACGGCTTGGGCCAAGGTGGAGCCCTTGCAGGGCCGTGAGTACTTCGCGGCTCAGCAGATGCAGGCGGTGACCAACCACAGGGTGGCGATCCGCTACCGGGCTGGCGTGCTGGCCACTTGGCGTGTGATGTGGCGCGGCCAGCCGCTGGAGATTGTGGGCGACCCGATCGAGGTGGCGGGTGGGCGCGAGTGGCTGGAGCTGATGTGTGTGTCGGGGGTGCGTGATGGCAGGGAGTGATGGGGGCACAGTGCTGGGGCTGCCGGATCTCCGGGCCGCGCTGTTGAGCATCCCGCAAAAGCTCCGCAAGCGGGCGCTGCGCAACGCGCTGGCAGCTGGGGCACGGGTCATCCGCGACGATGCCCGTGCGCGGGCGCCGGTGTTGCAGATGTCGGGGGTACGTAAAGCCCCGTACCGCGCGCCTGGCACCGTGCGCAAGGCCATAGTCGTGCGAACCAGCAAGGCGGCGCGGCGCGCGGGTGATGTGGGGGTGTTTGTCAACGTGCGCCCAGCCAAGTCCGGCGCGCGTGGCGCCAAGAGCCGCGGTGACCCGTTCTATTGGCGCTTCTTAGAGTTCGGCACTCGCAAGATGGGATCTCTGCAGTTTCTGCGGCCGGCGTCGGCCAAACTAGCCCAGGCGCTGGAGGTGTTCAAGGCCCAGATCGGGCCGCAAATCGAAAAGCTCAACAACAAGGGCGAAACACTGTGACCCCTCACCGCATCAACTTTGAGCTGTGCCGGGCGCTCGGCATTGACCCTGATGGGGTCTCGCGGGTGGTGCTGGTGCTGAGCACCGGGCACCTCCCCGTGGCTCGCGTCACGCGCATGATGATGCCGCGCAACGGCGAGGCCGTGGTGTCGATGGTTCGGCGCATGAGCCTGCGCCCCCAAAACGAGGGCATGACCGATGAGCATTGAAACCATGTTCCGCGCCGCTCTGCTGGCCTCTGCTCCCCTGGTGGCGCAGGTAGGCAGCCGGGTGAGCATCAACGCTGCACCGCAGGGCGCCTCGCTCCCGTATGTGGTGTTCACAAGCTCGCACGCTACCGAGTATGGGCTGTCTG